AGTTGTTGCCGTAGGTCTGAACGTCGCTATTGACTAGATTCTTGATCTTGTCGCTCACCGACTGCTGCTGGGCCCGATCAGTCAGCAACCCTTGCGAGAGCGGGAAGAATCCATCGGCCGTGATCATCACGGCATCCGAGTTCATCTTGGTCCACGCCCGCCGGCCCACTCCGATGGGGCGACCGATCCGGAAATGCGCCGCCATGGTCCATGTCTGCGCGGAGCTTGGGTCCGTGCCTTCGTACAGGATCACTTCGCCCACGTTACTCACGAAGGCGATGTAGTCGTTCGTGCTGTTGGAGTTATCGACGCTGATCGTAACGATGGTCTGAAGATAGCCCCCGAGCTTGAAGAAGCTGCCGAGGAAGAGCTTCGTTGCAGTTCCGGTGATCGACTGGGTGCCGAGATACCAGATATTGAAGGTGTTCTTCTCGATCGCCCAGATGCGTTCCTTGAACGTCACCAGGACCGACAGATTCGCCGTGCTGACACCTGTCACGGTCCACGCAGACCACGCGCTGCCGTTGTACTGAATGCCTCCGTCGAGGCCGTTCACCGCCATCAGGAACTGGCCACCGGTCGTTGCGAAGTTGATGTAGTCCCATTGGGCGGAGGTGAGGGCTTCGATGGTATTGCCGGCACCTCCTACCGCGGCACTCGAGAGCGCGCCTCCTGCAGTCGCATCGTAGATCGAATACACCGACCCGTTCGCCACGGCCGCAAAGCGCTTCACTGCACTTCCGGAGGTGTAGGTCATGATCGTCTGGCAGGTACCCGTGAACGTCGCGTTATTGGCATAGCCGTTGCGCAGCTGGATATCCGAGGTGGTCGGGAACCAGTTATCGAGGATCAGCGCGTCGGTCTCCTCCATATTCGCAATCGAATCGCGCGCGTTAAGGCCCCCCACCGGGGCTGGAATGGAGGCGCTCTGCACGTCGCGTTTGCGAACTGCGTTGCCCATCAGGAGCCGAACCCCGAATCAGGAATGTTGGCCCAGCCGAGGAGGTTGATGCCCCGTCCCCGCGCATTCAGCGGCAGGTTGCGATTACTGGCGGAACGTCCGATGGTGCGATCCAGTTTCTGCTGAAACTCGTCCTGTTCCTCGTCGTAATCGAGGCCCTTTGCTCTCAGGAAACGCCACTTCAGCGACAGGGTGAGAAGGTCTTCGGGCAGGATCGATACGTCGGTATCAAGTGCGTAGGCGGTCTGAACTCCAACTGTCGGTGCGGCCGTGACGGCCACCCATGCGTTGCTCACGTACTCGAAAGCGATCGTATCGGTATAGAGGCTCGAGGCCGAGCCCACAGGGTTGATGTAGAACTGCCCCTGCATGATGCGAAAGCGCATCCGCGGACCCACTGGTGAGATGCCGCTCTTGATGACCTGCCATTCCTGCGCATCGAGCGGACCCAGAAGCTGCCAACGGAAGTTGCGATCCCATTCGGTCTGCGCGATCAGGTAGGCAAGATCCGAGGGGAGCGCGTAGTTCTCCGTGGCGAATACGACCGACTGACCCGTCAGACTCACCGTCGAGGTTGGTGCCTGTGAGATCACACAAGTGCTTGCACCCACGTTCACGGAAATGACGAGCGTGTCGTTCACCAGGCCCGAGGCGTAGACGTTCTGGCCGGCGACAATCCCCGTCATGTTCGAGATCGCGGAAAGCGTCGTGGAACCCGCCGTAATGGTGCAGGTATAGGGTCCGACACCACTTGTCTGGAACGTGTACTGCTTGCGAAGTTGCTGCCAGTAGCCGGCGGCATTGGAGTCTTCGGCCAGCTCCTTGCCGGCCCGATTCAGCAGCGCCTTGAATTGCACCGCCTGAGCATCCGTAGACCCAGCCACGGACGTCGGAATCGGCAAGCCGAGCTCCGCCGCCGCAGTCTGGCAAATGCTCAGGAGCGACATCAGGCGGCCTTGCCTTTCTTCGCGGTCAGATCGTTGATCTGCGCCTGCATGGCGTCGATCTTCATGAGCAACTGACGCTTGTCCTCTTCGGCCCGGTTGGCGCGTTCCTGCTCCTCCGAGGCGAGCGACAGCAACTTCTGCTCATCGAGCGCAGCTTTCGCGAGGTTGCGGTACTTGAGGCCGCCCATGATGTTCGAGGCGGCTGAGTCGGAGAGTGCGGCAAGCGCTTCGACTGAGTGCACGTTCATCGCCTTCAGGGTCTCGGCAAACGAGCGGGTGATCGCGCCCCAGTTCTCGATCGCCCAGCCTTCGGTGATCTTCGTGCCCTTCTTGACGAAGCGTTCCCACGCCTTCGGGAAACGGATCGGATCGCACACCTCGACAGGCATGTTGTCATCGATGTCGTACCCCGTAACCTGCCCGTCCTCGTCGTAGGAGTACGTGACGCCCTTGGTCATGTAGTCCCACGTCGTTTTGGTGTTGCCCGGGGAAACGATCCGCGTATAGATGCGATCCTCGTATGTCGGCATGCCGCGCTCCTCAGTGAGCGCCTGCATCAGCATGGGCTTGATGTAGAACTCCACGAGGAGACCGTCATCGAGGCCGTACTGCACACGACCTCCGGCGGCGATATCGATGGGACGGGCGAAGTCGTTCATTCAATTCTCCTGTGCCAAGTGAAGTTGGCGCCGAGTTCTACGGCGCCGAACTTTTCGGTCACGGCTTGGGTTACCCCGAATTTGGGGAAGTCAGTGTTCTCGTAGTCGTGGCCGCTGATGAAGCCGCCCTTGCGCACTTTCGGCAGCCACGCCTCGATATCGGCCTTGCAACCTTCGTAACTGTGGTCCGCATCGATGAACACGAAGTCGAGCGAACCATCGGGAATATCCCGCGCAGCCTCCATGGAGGGCTTGCGGATGATCTTGGCGCGGGGGCCTGCAAAGCTCACTATTCGGCGCGCTGCCTCACAGAAGTGATCCTGCTCTCTCTGGGTAAGCCCTGCATGGAAGTCACCTGATGCGGCATAGCGTGGGTCATGGTTCGCGGTCCATGAATCCACGAGGTAGAGCGTGACGTCGGGTCGGCTCAGCAGCTTCTGCGACATTTCGCCCGCGAAAACCCCGATCTCGGCCCCAACAGGATTCGGTACACCGCGCAGCCACTGAAGCACGCTCTCGGCGCGCTCATCGGCTGGCGTACGAGTGGGTTCGAGGTTTGCGACCAGTGTCGGCAGAAGGCCGTAGCCGTAGACCGAGACTTCGCAACCAAGGCCGATGAGCTGGCGGGCCAATCCGATGAATTGCTCGCTTTGCTGGATCATCCAGGGAGAGGCATGGAACACCTCTTCCCCGACCCGCGCTTCGAGCACGAGCTCGCCATCGTTCAGTGTCTGTGAGTACGCGTGGTGCTGGCCATCGGCGTAGGACGAATCGAAGCCGAACAGCAGGAACTTGCGATGCCCGAGGATGTAGGCGAGCGATACAGCATTGAGGCCGATGGTCGAGCCGCCGCTCACCATCACGGAGCCTTTTGGGTTCGCACCGATCGTGTCGAGCACCACTTCACTGTGAGGGTGCCAGCACAGAAGCCTGTCCCCCGCTGCATCGAGTACGGAAGGATGACACTGGGATGCGTAGTAGCAGAGCCCTTCTGATGGCACGAAAGGAAGGTTCCCTTCCCGTGCATCGTGCATCACATGCGCATCGGGTGTGATTCCCGCCTCTTTCAGAAAGCGCCACGTGTTGTTGGTCGCGTAGATCACGGCGCCCGAGAGTTGATAGCCACGGATGCGCCACAGGTCATCCTTCAGGCTCGGGCCGCCACCCACGATAATCGCCGGGTACTGCGTACCATCGCGCATCTCGACCCATTTGGGCTTCGTGAGCGCGTAGGTCACATTGGCCCGAAGCTGCTCTTCCTTGACGTTCAACGAGAAGAACATCGTCTCGTTGCTGACCTTCCAGACATCAGGCACCCAGCCGTCTTTCACTTCATGCGGACGGGGGTGACCATGGAAGAAGACGACCGAGGTGCCTTTGGGTACGAACTCGGTGCAATCGAGCTTGTAGGAGCGGAAGCGACCGGGGAAAAGCTCCTGCCACAAATCAGCAGCCAGATACATCCGCTCAAGCCATTCCTGATCCCCGCCTGGAAGAAGTGGCATGCCTTCCTTGAGCCACCTTTGCCAAACGAACTCAAGTGTCCCGGCTTCCCACGCCATGACAGACGACTGAAGTCCATCAGGGCGGTATACATCGCGCAGAATCGCGATTTGCCCGTCATACCTCGCGATCTCATCGAGCGGCCCTGTGATGAGCGTATCGAGATCGAAATACAGCACGCGCTCACCTTTCGGAAACGCGTCAGGTTTGAACAGCCAAAGTTTCGCCCACCACGAATGCGGCGCATCCGGAATGTGGCGCGTTTCAACGCCCGCCATCTCAGAAAACGCAGCGGGGTTGTCCGTGAACACGACAAAGCGTCCACGGGTCCCCGCTGCAAGGTTCCGCCGAACCATGCTGAATAAAATCTCTACATAGGACGGGTCATAAGCCGTTCCCACGCAGACACAGCACACGTTCAGCATTGCATCACCTAGATTGCGCTGATCTGCTTGGCGCGGTCGTACCACACCAACGCACAACTGATCGTTGCGCTATTGGAGCTTGCGAACCGGGCGCCGATCAGCATCGTGCCGACCGCCGACGTCACCATCACCCGTCCCGCGGTACCGGAGATGAACACCCGGCCGTTGAGCGTATGGATGACTGCCGTCTTCAGCGTCTGGGCAAGCCCGCCGATCTGGAACCAGGCGTATTGGATCTGCGTCGTGTTGGAGGTGATGCCGCCCGTGGCGCCCACGGTATTCGACACGCACACCGCCGCCGACTGACCCAGTTTCGCGGTCGTGAGGATCGAGGCCACTGTGTAGTTGGCCGCCGTTCCCGTGAACCACGTGACGCACGTTCCCAGAGCGACCGCAGTGGAAACCGGCACGGCGAGGTAGATGAACTCCCCATAGCCGAGCGTCGGTTCCCACGCCTGCACGATCTGCCCCAGCGCGGGCTGGAAGATCGGGCGCGGTGCGATCGAGGTGGTGATCGCATTGATGCCGGTGCCTGTACCCACACCTGGTGCATCGGTTGAGACACGGCCAATGTCGATGTCACCGATGAAGGGCGACAGCACCGACCAGTTGTAGGACACCGCAGCGTTGACCTGCGGGGAAACGAAGGAAATAAGTGCCATGTTGTGTATCCCTGTGGCTTACGCCGACAGGACCCCCTGCAGGAAGCGGTTGCTCAGGGTCATGTTGCCGGCAAACCCGACGAGCTTGACCATCGCATCCTGATTCACCGCAAACCGCTCATCGCCCAGAGGCGCGAAGTTGCGATCCGCATGAGGCCTGAAGAAGATGTACTTCGTGTTCGCGAAATACATCGTTGAGGTAGGCGCGCCGCCGCCGAAGCCACCATCCAGCACTACATCCGCGTTCATGTACTTGAGCGACTGGAAGCCGATCTGCGCCATCTCATCCGAGGTGACACGCTGGATCGCCTGCAGGCTCTCGAGGTAGAAGCGGTAGTAGTTGTTGTCCGCGACGATGAGATCCGGCGCATCCGAGCCACGTACCAGCTGCAGATACACCCGGTTCATGTACGACTGGATGTTGGCCGTGCTCGTCGCACCGCCGCCATTCGTCACG